TTTACCAGCCGCTTACCAGATGTTCCAACCCGCTTCATATCCGCGTTATCAACGTGCTGCCTGAGATCGTTGTTCCCGTCGTGAGCGATCCTGCGATTCATCACCAAGTCGAGTAGCCCTTTGTCGGCTATCGCCCGCTGCGCCCCCTGATTAAACTCGACCGTCTCAACCACTCGCTGATTCGCCAACCGGGTCATCATCTGGTGAAGCTGATATGGATCGTAGGCGCAGCGCAAGATAATCCGCTCCCGACATAGTAGTCTCACTTCCCGTTCGATCTCGTCAAAGTCCAGCGGCTTATCGCCGGGCAACCAGTCGCGAACATAACCAACCATCAACGCGTCCGCTATCGACGGATGCGGGCCGACTCCTACTATCCCAAACGAGTCGTTCGATACCCCGGCATCAGCCGCCAACACCAAAGGCACATGCGGACCCAGTACCTCCATTGATCGACAGTTGTCCCACCAAATGATCGAAGACAGAAATCGCGTCGTATCCTCGATGTCTTCCCATTCGGCTTCCAACAGGACGCGCCGCTCCGCCGATGTCAACGACTGACCCCGCGACTGGGTGTAACCGGGCTCAACGTTCCCCGCCATCTCGTTGTCTATAGTCCGCAGCCGAATCAGGTCGCTATCTCGCTTGAAGCTCGCTAACGGATCGGGCTGATCCGTCAACAGAGGACCGAAGTAATCAAACAGCCAATGCTTCTTGGGGGTCGTCGTGAGGTACAATTGCGCGGGCTCCCCCTTTGGTCCCGGTATTCTCACGCGACCGTCTAGCACCTTGAGCGCCGCTGGCGTATCGTGCCTTCTCGCCTCATCGAAGTGAGCAAAGTTTACGTTCGGCCCCTCCCAAGACTTCGGGTCTTCGATTCCCCCACAATGTAAAGTTGATACCATTCCCGTTTCAGTCCTGAAATGCAGGGAGAATGGACGCTGTGGCTCCCAGTCAGTTCGTAGCCTATACCGCTCGCGCTCCACTAAGGCCATCGGCGGTATCCAATTGCGAAGCTCTAGCCACATACTCTTCTTGAAATGTTCGAAGTCTGGACTCACGAGGATACCTGTCATCCCGTGCCTGAGTCGCTCTAGGTCTTTAATCGCCCCGGCTGAACTTTTCCCGCTTCCTTCGCCGCCGGACATGAGAAGGTACCTTTTGGTACTGGTAAAGAACCGCTCTTCATCGGCGTGATGCGGTTTGTACACGTGCCCAGTTTCAGCATTCACGTACACATCCGGCCAAGGCGAGACCATCGGCGCTTTCTCCGCTTCATCTTGCGGGCCTAGCGCCTCCGCTAGCTTGACTGCAAGGTCTTCGAACAGCGAGCCGCGTCTATTTTGTAGCCAGTCTTGGGGAAGCATGATCTTACCGCGCCGCTAAGAAGAGTCCGCCAACAAGCACCACCGCCAGAGCGAGAGCTGCGGACCATACTTTCGCCGCTTCTTTGAAACCAGAGACCGTCGCCGTCCATAAAAACAATCCAACAAAAACAGCTACGACTAACATAATTCCAAGCCAGTTTGCTAACGTCAAAGGCATTTCTACGCTCCTATGAACTAAAGACCCTCCGCCGAAATCAATCCAACAGACACATACGAGATACCCTGTCTACCTTTGACTGGAACCGGCTCGATAACCCGAACGTCTTTCAAGAACAGTCCGTAGCGCCGCACGCTAAGACATTCTATCAGAGCCTTCGGCTCGTCGTCTATCCCCAGCAACCGAGAAGAATCAACCATAGCCGTACAGATCAGGCCGGGCTCGCGAGTTTTCTGAAACTGTTCTGTCTGCTCTATCCGCTCCGTAGACAAGAACGGAGCCGCATCGCGCAGCCATCCCTTGTCCCAATGCTTCGCCGCGCAGATCGCTATCCGGCGACCCACCAAACACCGAAACCGATTATGCTCCCGACTCTCAATAGTCTTCCAGCCGAGCTTTACCCAAGTAGCCCAAGGCTCCCACATGGTAATCACCGGAATCTTCGCTTCTACATCGAATAGGGGCATATTACGATCCTATCAACCCGAACAACAGAATAGCGATAATTAGAGCCTCAACGCCGATCTCTGCTACCCCGCGCGCCGTCTGAAATACTAAACAGATGTGGCAATTCGGTTTGTTACAAACGTACCTCAATTCTCTTCCTCCCATTGGAGCGGTACGAGCGCCAGCAACAACGTTTCCCCGTGTAGCTGGCAATACCGACGACCGTTCCACGGTGCAATATAACAGACCGGATTCAGACAGGGACCGGGCTGATGTATCTGTATCCAATCACAGCGTTGCATCTTCTCGCTCCGTAGTCACGTCAACGTGACTTTCCTTTGCTTCCGCTTCGATCTCAGCTATTCGGTCGAGAGCCGCATCTACCCCGGACTTAGTTCGAAGCAACGCAACTTTAAGACTCTCGTCTACGACCTGCTTCAGTGTCTCGATCTTGCGTTCGAGCCCGTGATACCAGCCGCTATCAGGGTTGAACCCTAACGCCCGAATCGTCTCCCTGACTCTATCATACCCAGCCATCAACTGGGTCAGCCTCGCGCTCTCTATCTCCAACTCGGTTGCCCGCTCTCTAATCCTTCGCGATACGGAACAGCCTAGTCCTTGATTCTCCGCCTTCCTCGTCAGCCATTCTTCCCAGAACGCCGCGTTACTCTCTTTCCCTTGATACTCCGGTTGGACCCCTACCCGGCACATCAGGATATACCGATACAGCGACTCCGGCATCTCGATCTCGCGATAAGGCGCTTTCTTTTTCGTGATCAGCCGGGCTCCGTTACCTTTCCCTTGAGCCTCCAATAGCCCTACCTGAGACGGGACTTCGCGGGGATCAATAAGCTTCGCCGGGGTCACGAAGTAGAACTGATTACAGTACGGCAGATACGCGGGCCACTTGTTATCGGCGATGAAGTCAGAGCGAGACACCTTGATCTCGTAGACCCATGCACAGGGATTAGCCCAGCTTCGATTCATTACCCAAGCATCCATTCGCAGATAGTTACTCGCGCTCTGAGTCGGTCCGTTCTTACACTCGGGAACGAACACGTCCTTGGAATGACGCTGCTCTAATAACCGCAATAACTCTTCCGCTCCGCGCCGTTCGCGAGGCTTCGCCCTACGATGACGATCTATCGTCAATTCGTCGGCTATCTCAATGCGTTCGAGCGTCGCCCGATTGAGTTCAATTTGTAGCTGATTATCCATCTACCCGCACGATGCTCTCAAACCGATCCTTGAACGATTCGTAGAACAGCTCCAAGTCCGCTCTTCCGCGCTTACTCTCTATGCGCACAGCGCCGCGTACTCGAATCACCTCTTCCAACTCTCCGATCTTCCCGCGCCCTCCGTCAAAACAGCTATCAGGAATCTCCCCGCGAGAACTCGCCGCTACCCAAGCGATCCCGGCCTCTTCATCGGCTTCAAAGCAACGACTTAGATGTATATCGTTCAAGTATACGTCTACGATGCCCAGATCGTAACCCAGACTAGAGTTCAACTTTATCTTCATGGCCTCGCCCTCTTATGACTCTTCCGAGCCTTTCCGCCGCTTCCAATACCTCTTGTTGTGACGCTTTGATCTCTCGCTTTGCATCCTCCAAGTCACGTTGACGTGACTTTTTCTCCAGACGCGCGATTTTGACGCTGCTAATCAGCAGCCCTATCGCAAGTAATACTAGAGCTATCGTCGTTAAGATGTTGATCAGATTCTGAGTCATGCCGTTAGCTGCCTCCGCTTCGGAGCGCTCGAATTGACTAAGTTCTCGAACCCCCGTTGCAATTTCGCCTTCGTCTCTTTATCGGTCACATGCTCGTTGACCAGCGTAAGAATCGCGTTGAACAGCACGTAGGCTTCTGTCGCTGTCATCGTTTCGGCCTGATCCTTCATCCGCTTCGATTCCGATTCGACTAGCTTGCGCCGTTGCTCTATCAAATCGGTCACCGACTTCCAGACCTCCCAGTCTTCTCCGCCCTTCCTGACCAGTATCTGTAGTACCCGCATCTGGGTCTTAATCGACTCCATATCCTGCGCGGTCATCGCGCTCTCGAACTGCGACCAAGCATTTTCCAGTCGCTCCCATATAGTTCCGCCTTCGCCGGAGTCTACTCTCTTCGCAACGTCCGCTATACGGGCATCTATCAGCGCTATCTCAGGATTGAGCGCCAACTGATTCCGATCTTTCATGCTAGCGGTAAAGTCCGCCCGCATCCGCTCGGGTAGAATCTTGATATGCCTTGAGAATGCTCCGTGCTTGAAATGCGGGCTCGCTATCCCTCTCGGCGAACCCCCGCCATGTGAATTACACTTCGAACTACCCTTGTTAGCCCACTTTTTACAAGTGTTTTTCTTGGCATTACAGAGCAGTTGATTCGACTGTCCGTACCTTGGCGTCCAATCCACGACTTCGTCCGAGTTGACGGGTTGCCCCGGCTTAGCCTTAGTTTCTTCCGGTTGTTTTACTTCGTCTGCCAAGCCTTTACCCTCTCTGCTATCTACGCTTCCATCTCGCCGGGTTGGAGGCGTCTTCGCAGCCTCTGAAACTGATCGCAGATGCACCTGTTATCTGGCGCATACCAAACGCAGCCTACACAATGTCCAGCTGCCCACTTCGGGCAATCTGCCGTGTTCCTACAGTACATTCGCCGTTTGCGCGTAAAGCTGATCGTTAGAGCGCCAAACAACGCGAGCCCGTATAGTAGGAATGAACGCCGGTTGAATACTTCGCCGCCCCGAATCACGTTTGTTTCTCCTTGGCCCGCTATCTAGTTGGATGGTGGGCCGTTTTGTTAGGGTTCATCGGACAACTACTCCTTTCAGTTTTGGTGATGATAGTTCGCCGTGAGGCATCAGACTCATTGCGGTATCTTCCAGTCCGTCGCCTACGATGACAGCTTTCATGCTCCATTCCCGCAAACACCCTAAGCCGCAGAAATGAAGTGAACCGTCTACTGTAGCCGCGCCCTGAATCAAGTCGCCAAATTCTTTTAGCTTCAGCCCTTGAGAAATTGTCTTGCGACATTTGTTGCAGCTATAAGATTCCCGTTTACTCATTGTTTATCTCCACATCGGCGCTGAAAGAATGCGCCGGGTTAATCCTTCCCCTCATCGTGAGCCGGTTCGTCTGCCCTTGCTCTCAATTCTCGATCCGCATCCCACCAGCCTGCACGCCATGCTTGAACATAAGCCCAACCCGACTGTTCAATAGACGGACACTCAGTGATCGTTGCATCGTGAACACACCGCGCTTCGTAGCCATCATCAAATGCGCCTTTGTTGTGGCCCTGATAGCGATCCGTTCCTTCTACCGGAGCCTCAATCGGAAAGGCTGGCCGGGTAAACGGTTCCCCAAGTGTTGCCGGAACAGGCTCGCCTACTATCGGTGCGGGCGTGTGAATCTCGTCATCGGCCGGAGCGAACGGAACGCCGATTTGGTGGGCAAGGTTTTGTTCAAGCTGCGTCTCCAGTTCCACAACCCGCTTCCGGTCGATTATGCCCTGCGCGATTGCGATTACGTCAACTGGGGAGTAGTTCTCAAAATGGCCAGCAATTCCAGATACTGCCTCCCGGCCTTCGTCAACGGGCTTCCAGTCCTTCCGTCCTTTCCATTCTGCCTCGCATAAAATCTCACAAGCTTGCTCAACCGTCATAGCAGGCGAGTGCGATGCGAGGGCAGCTAGAAGACGCGCCGCCTCCTCGTATCGGGCACATCGGACTGCTACGCGAGCTGGCTCATACCTTTCGCCCTTGTATGTTGCTGAACCTAATAAACGCACGACAAACCTCTGCGCGTCATGATCATGTTGGTTATTCCGTAATCGGCGCAGGACTTCGTCTATCGTCATCGGCGTACACTCGCCTTCGTGTTGATAATCCTTCTCGCATTCAGGACTGTTACATGCTCGCCGCGTACCGTCAGGTCCGGTGTCGAGTAGAACGGTTGCGATTGCTTCAGCTTCTTGTCGTTTTGTCATTGTCTCGCTCCTCGATCTCGCCCGGCGCACGGCATGGCTTTACGGCAATCTCATACCATCCGTCCCCAAACGTCACCTTCTGCGATGCGCCCTTGGGTGCGTTATACATCATCAGATCAACGATCGCTTTTAGCGCTTCTGGTCCTTCCTCAACCGCCAGTGGCGGGAGAGATCAAATATCGTCCATTCCGCACCAACTACCCGCGATGTCGCCAGTAGTTTTGGGATACTCCGCAGTCGCACCCGCGCATATTGGTGAGCGCGTGTCGCAGTGCTGCCAGTTATGCTCGCGGCCCTTTTTGGTCTCAAGCCAACCGATCTGATGTACTTCATGCTTGCACTTGCTACAAATCACAATGCCCGAACTCATCGACCTTGCTCCTTCTCGCCCTCGCCAATCAGCGCGAGGGCTTTGCGAACCGTTTCTACCTGATAGACCCATAATGGCGATGATCCGTCTTCATCTTCCGTGACCAGATCAGAGCGTTTCACATCAAGCCAAAGCGTGTTGTTATCGCGATGCAGATTGATGATCGATAGCGCTTCCGCCAGCACCGCCCGCCCCCCCGCTGAGGGATTCTAGGGCGGCGGCGACAGCCCCTACTCTCCTTTCAACGTCGTTGGCAATCGTCTCATGGACTTCCAGCCACAGACATCGACATGCCTTCCGCGCTTCCTCAATCAGCCCCGCTACGTCATCGGGTGGGGTTGGGGTAGCTCGGCGGTTCCGTTCTTGCTGTGCGGCGGACTTCGCAATTTCAACGCCATCGGTTTGAAGCCATTCATTAACTCGCCCCTCGGCTGCTTCAAATTCCCTGTTCTTTCGCACTTCCGCAATCAGCCGCAACGTGTAATCTGCCCACTGTGCTTGCGTGCCATCGGGTTCAGTATCCTTTGCTTGTGCGTACTGCTCGAAGCTGGCTATCTCGTCTTCGGTTAATCGCTCGCTCATCTCATCGCTCCTCGCTCGTTCCCGCCGCTCTGTTTCACCGATGCGAAGTAACCGCCATAGCCGCGCTTGCGAACAGCACCGAGCCGATAACTATCAGAACAACAACAATCGGTATCAGAGGAATATATACCACCACAAGGAAAATTCTATATCCAATGCTCATCTTTCAGCCCCTTCCGTCACGTTGACGTGACTTTCGGAGGGGAACTGCCTAACGCGTAAATCCTTCTCCCATTCGTACCAGTTCCCGCCTTTTTTGTCTCCCAGCTTAATCGGCCATCGAGTACCGTTCTGACACTGGCATAAAGCGCTATTGATATCAACACAAGGGGTTCCGCAGATATCAACGGGCCGCGATCCCATCTGCTTCATGAAAAACGGGACGTTTGCCGCTCTGCATTGATCCCGCACATCACGAGCCCATTGAACATCAAACGGCCTTGCGCCCGGTCCTGATTCGCCGCCGCATACGATCCAGTCAAGACGGAATCGTTGCTGTCCTTTATTAAGCTCGTCTGTTTCATCTAATGCGGAGATCGTTTTGAAGGATTCCCCAGCAAGCGGAATCCGAATAGAAGTGAAATCGACGGGACCTAGCGCGGGCTCATAACTCACCCAACTAATCGCCGCTGGCGTCTTCAACAGCCACGGGATTCGCTCGTCTGCGGTCTTCTGGTCTTCGCAGGAAACGCCAAGATGGACATGCTTTGGCGCACTATAGGGCGGACGATGGCCCATCTCTACTCCGTACCCATGTTTTGCTACAAGCAACCTTGTCGCTAACGAATCTCTTTCTCCGAGAGCATCGCCAAGCCGCCGCTCACCCATGACGTACTCCGCCATATACCTCTGCATCCGCTCTGGCCTCTTCGTGAGCACCTGAAAGATATGCTGCGGACAGAGCGCCATCACCGCGAATACCCTGTCGATGTCTTCGTCGCTTAGTGTTTCGTGAAAGAGATCACTCATCGAGTTGACAAAGATTCGACGCGACTTCTTCCAGTGAAGCGGCTCTTCCAGCTTGTCTTCAGCCAATCGCACGTCCCCGGTCCACACAGGCCCGTTGCTCGTCAGTCGCGTCAGACCTTCATACGCTTGGCCCTTGCCGCTGAAGCGATGCGCCTGTCTCATAGCATAGCAGTTCGTACAGCCAGCCGAAACGAGCGAGCAGCCGCGTGTCGGATTCCACGTCGCGTCAGTCCATTCTATAGAACTCTGATTCACTTCTCTCCGCCCTTCAGCAAAGCACTCAGTTCGGCTTGATACAAAACACAGAACTCGCCAACAGCCGCGTCCCCGTCAGGATGAATTACAGCAACACAATTCATACCGCTCGGAATACACGACGACACGATGTTCATCCCCGTTACCACGGAAAACTCGCCGTTTATATCGCCCTCTATCGGGCAGAACGTAAACAGCCTGTCCACGCATCCCATCGACGCGTCAATCACGCAATTAGTCCATTTCTGCTGCATAAAACTTCTCAGTCACGTCAACGTGACGAATCTCTCAGATTTGCGTTTTAAGCGACTTTTTCGACCCAATCCATATCATGGTACCTTTTTGACCCCAAACGTGCCTTAAAACGCCTTAGAACGCCGGGAAAGGGCATTTTAGAAGCCTATGATAGGTTGTTTTCGGCTTTAGTCCGGTTTTAGACACCAAGAACCTCTTTCGCTTCGTTTAATCGGCTCGCCCAAGTAGCATGATGAACACAAGCCGAGCAATGAACGTTGTGCCGAGAATGATGGCAAAGAACCGGAGGCGGAACCAACGTCGCCCATTCAGCGAGCATGGCGGTCGTGTGTTCAGGATACTCGTACTTATACTTAGACGGGTCCGATTTCATATAATCACGATTCCTGTAGTGCGCGCTAGCTGACTAAGAATCGCCGGAGTGATAGCAATCTCAGATGTTTCTGCAAACTGACGTGCTAGCTCATGCGAAACCTCGCAACCGCAAAGCGCGCAGCGATACTTACAAGCGACAAGGTCATCAATCCAATTATGCTCATGGTCGGGCATTAACTTACCGCCCCGCTCTTTTGCGTGTCCTTCGACTTCTCGGCCTGCTGGATAGCGACGCTCGCCATAACCGCTTCTCTGATCTCTGCCTGCAACACGGCATCAGAATCCAGCGTCTCCCGTGCTTTCTCCCGGCCTTGCCCGAGTCGATTGCCTTTGTAGGAAAACCACGCGCCGCTCTTCTCTATGATCTTATGCTCAACTGCGAGATCGAGAACCGACATCATACCGGAGATACCTTTGCCATAGATTAGTTCGAATATCGCTTCGCGGAATGGCGGTGCCACTTTATTCTTGACGACCTTCAAACGGGTCTGGGCTCCGATAACTTGCTCGCCGTCCTTGACGCTTCCGATGCGCCGGATATCCATCCGAACCGAGGCGTAGAACTTGAGCGCTCTCCCGCCCGTAGTCGTCTCGTTCGGTCCCCACTGAGAGCCGCCTATCGTTGATCGAATCTGGTTGATAAAAACAAGGCAAGTATTCGACCGGGCCACCACTGCTGTTAGCTTCCTGAGTGCCTGAGACATCAACCGCGCCTGCTTACCGGGCAAGCTGTCGCCCATCTCTCCGGCTAGTTCGTCCCGAGGCACGAGCGCAGCAACGGAGTCCACAATAATCAAGTCGGTCGCTCCGGTGCGGATAAGCGCTTCAGTAATTTCCAACGCCTCTTCACCACATCCCGGCTGCGCGATAAACAGGTCTTCGACCGATACTCCGAGATTCTTAGCGTATTGCGTATCGAGCGCATGTTCGGCGTCGATGTAAGCACAGGCTCCGGTAAGCGTGCGCTGCGCGATAGCTACCATGTGAAGAGCCAAGGACGACTTGCCCCCGCCCTCCGGTCCATACAGCTCCGTGATCCTTCCCTTTGGAATACCGCCGACCCCGAGAGCAAGGTCAATAGCCATACAGCCAGTCGAGATGACTTGGACTTCCAGCGGCTTAGTATTCAAGGTTGTCAGAGTACCCTTCCCGAACCGCTTATCCAAGCTCGCTATAGCCAAGTCCATTGCCCGCCGCTTGATAGGATCGAAGGTCATAATTGCTTCATTTTCCCTTTCTTAGCGCGAATCAAATAGTTCGTTGATGTCCTTATAATGAACGCCGTTGTATTCGCCGCCCGCTGGTTTCCCTTGCGCGTCAACGTGATGAACCCAGACTCCGCCGCCAGCGCCTCTAATGACCATCGTATAGGGCGGCTCCATGATAATCGGTTCTTCGATTGGCGTAACGTTGCAAAAGAGATTGTCCACCCCCTCTTGAAGAACACTCATCTGTGATTTACCTTCTTGAAAAATTGCTGACGGCGAGTAACCCGTAAAAGAAACTCGCCGCCAGACTTTAAGCCACCAAGGAGAAACGAATCAAATCTTTTACGGCTGTTCTGTGACTTCGCTGTCTGTCGGAGCCCCGAACCCGACCGCGTCGCCTGTCGTGACGATAATCGCATCCGAAACCGAAACAGGCTTCACGCCCTCACCGAGATCGGCATCGGCTGTCAGCGTGACCACGGTCGGAACCGGCACGCCGCCCGCGTCCAGCGAACTCGGGTGATTCGCCGTAATCTTTGCCTTGAGAGGATTGCTCGTGTCCTGAACGACCGTCACCGCGTCGTCAGAAGCCTCCCACTTCTCGCTCCCCGCCTCAACGGAAGTCGTAGCGCCCCTCTTATCGAGCGGCTTGCCGTACTCCCGCGTAAACTCCTGAGTATCCTTGATTGTCATCTTTGATATTTCCTTTCCTTCGATTGTTATGCCCGTATCGAGAAACACGATACGAACCTTGTGAAAGCCCGGTTCAACCAGAGGCCCCTCCAGCGCATCAACCGCGCGGTCAAACCCGTCGAGAAATCTACCGACTCTCTCGTCGGCTAGCTGATCTAGTCCAACAACGGGAGAACGAAGCCTTTCGAGTGCTACAATCAATCGCTTCGCCAACTCCCGTTCGCTTGTACCTAGCTTATGAATCCATTCCATTCCACGTCTCCCGTCACGTCAACGTGACTTTTTAGTGCGCCAACACCGATTGAGCAAATCGATAACCGGGAATCGCCGCGACCTCATAACAGACAGGACAGCGCTCAATCCGCTTATATTCCGTCGTCATCATCTCAGTATACCATGTGGAAAAGCAGGCCGCGCAGCAGACATTTCCCGTCCAGAGGACTCCGTCCGCCGAACAATACTGCGTTTGCAGTAGAACTGTCTTGTCGATTTGATTCTCCGGTATCATCGCCAACCTGAACCATTATACTCCATTCTTGTTTTCAAAGTCAAGAATTATTTTCTTTCGTTACAACGGTTAGAAATCAAGCAAACTTTTCCCGCCGAGCTTTGAAAATAACTCTTGACATTCCAGCCCAAAGAACCGATAATACAGCTATGACAAAGACAGCAAACAAACCGGCGCTGAAGAAAGGCGACGTGGTTTACTGGGTTACCGTAGGCGATAATGAAGCCGGTGTAGCTGAATACTGGGTTCCCCAGGTCCGTATCGAGTCGTGGGGGAAGAGACAGGGAACGGCGGTATATACGAATGAAGAAAGATACGCCCTACGCCGCTTCTACACCGATAACGCGGTAATGTTGCGAACGAAAGAGGAAGTAGAAGCGTACTGCGCTGAGCGCGGCATCGCTCGCTCAGAGCAAACCAAGGCTCGCCTACTGGTTATCACGCAGGACTGGATAGAAGAGTATTCGTCCAAGGCCAAGCCGGAAATCGTCGCTAAAGCTCAACGCGAGCTAGAGGCAATAAAGCGTCCGGCGAGCTTTACTATAAAGTACACCTAATCAGCCTTGACGACAAAAGGGAGGAACCAGAAGATGAGAACAGACATTCACAGCCCAAAGAACTTTGATCCGGCGAACTACAATTATGTAGGCTCTTTCGACAACTTCCCGGCTCCCGGTTCTTTCGTGAGCGCCAAAGAACAGACCTCATACGACACCGCCTTTGGAACAGTCTTGGCGTTTACTTACGATCACGCCGACTACAAAGCCGCTCACGATCTCTTGGAGCGCGAGGGAGCCAAAATCCACTTCGATTCCAACAAGGGTACTTCGCAGTGTGATCATTGCGGCGCTCACATTCGCTACGTTTCAATCTACCGTCATATCGACGGCGAAGTCGTAGCAGTAGGCGATACCTGCGCGGCTGATCGTTTTGGATGCGCAGACCGCCGAGCGTTCGACATTAAACGGCTCAAGGAACACGCCGCTAGCGCTCGCGAGTCTCAACGAGCATTCGGCGCTGCCTCAACCTTCATTCAGCAAGCAGCCCCGGAACTGGCCGAATGGATGTTAAACCCAATCGCGAGCGAAGTCGGTCCGATTTTTCTCGATATATCCCGGAAGCTGATTCGGTACGGCAAAATATCCGAGAGACAGGTTGACTTCTGCCGCAGACTTCTTCAGGAATATTACGAACGACAACGGAACGGCGGGAAGAGTGATCGCGAGCTACAGTTTGAGAAAGAG